TTATCTGTTTGGCCTGTGGGTTTTGCCCAATCATCTGTGCGATCATCGGATCTTGCATAAACGCCATGTGTGTCTCAATGTGAGCATCTTGATCTTGGTAGATAAAGGCTTTCATCGGTTTACCCTGTAATGCAGCCATATTCTCACTGACAGGATCTACAGGTTTCATGTCGTCTTTTGTTGGAACAAGTTTATCTGCATTTTTAATTCCTAACACATCTATCATCTGCCTGTGCAGTTGCGGTAAGTCATATATTTGCGGAGCCTGTTGCGCCATCTGCAATACAGCTTGGTACTGCACGACGCGCTGCGCCATAGTAGAGCTGTTAGGGTCACTGACAGGTATGACGTCTATGAGCATGTAGTCAGCTTGCCGTGCGCTTACTTCTCCTCTAGCAGGCTGGTATGCGTACTCCATCGGTGCATACTCTGACATTAATGTCTTTAAGAGTTTAAACTCCTGCTTCATCGCATAATGTACACGTGCCTGTACTGCAGCCATCGGCTTGAGTGTGCGCTCCAAAAGTGCGAGTGTCGTTCCCACAGGAGCATTAGCAGACATGTCTGAGATGTTCATATCACTAATTGCGCCGAGTCTACGGCCTTCTTGTGTTATCTTGTCTAGGAGTGCGAGTAATGTCTGGCTGGGCTCCTTGTAAGGTAGCGGCATGATGTTGTCACGAATAGACCCTGACGGTACATCTACATCTTTAAACTCTCCAGGTTCTATGGGAGCATCGTCACCCTTGATACGCAATCCGCGCGATTTCAACCCGCCAGGGAGGTTTGCGAGCGTACCAGCGTCTACTAATTGACGTATCAAGGATGTTCCCGCCTTGGCATAACCACCGATAATGTGGATTAACCCAAGCCCGTAAAACCCAAATCCTGGAACATATACATAGTGTACAAAATGTTGACGTTTTAACATCAGTGCATCATCTTGACTCCAATTTCTACGTATTGCTAGTATCTCGTTTGAACCACGCTCTAACGTCACAACATAGGGTTTAGCGATACCATCTTCTTCGGAATCACCTACACCGTCTATTACAAGGTCGGCATGTATCTCATAAACAGTGTAACGATCATCATCTGTGAGTGAATATCCACCCTCTTCTGCTTTTCTCTCTTCTATATCACTGTGGTATGGTTGTGGTTCTCCAAGTTCTACATCTCTATAGAACCCATTTGCCTGTAGCTTTTTTAGCTCGTTTTTAGTTTTACGCATAACATGTGTAACACGTTCTGCGGTTTCTATGTGTGACGCGCCGTAAGGCACGATAACATCTTCTGCTGGGATATATACAGCTACCTGACGCCCCATGTTAGGATCGTAATATACTTTCTTAAAAGCTGATCCTGCTAGCCCAAGACTGTAAAGCAATCTCTCATGCTCTGGTCTGTATTCAACCATATGTTCTGTAAGCTCGTAGTTCATGTCTGCTTTGACACGTTCAGCGGCTTCTTCTTTCTCTTTGGTCTCTTCCCCTAGTATTTTAGTCTTTACTGGCCCAGAAGAGGGAAACGTCTCACTCATTGTCTCAGCTTGAAATCTAATGGCGGCCTCTGCAAGCACTGTAGAATACACACCGCACGCACCTTCCCAAGGTTCTGTACGCTCTTCATACTTAAACCCAAGCACATCTAAACCCTTAACAAAGGTATCTGCCCACTCTTTGCGGCTGTCGATGTCAGACTCGACCATATCACATATATCTTTAGCGAGAGAGTTGAGGTCACTATCCTCTAGCATATCTGCAAGGTTATCATCAAACTCACCTGTCATGGCGTCTTCTGCGCCTGGGACGAGTGTTATCTCCATACTCCCATCATCCAGCGTAACGCTTTCAGGGTTTACAATTTCAATTTCTAATTCTCCTTCACCAACTTCCTCGTCGATCCCCTTTGGAGCGGAGTATAGTCCCTTCTCAATAGCCATCAATAAAATCCACTTCGTCTTTGTTTAAAGTACTGAACCTCGTCAGGCTCATCATTTGGTAATCTTATAAATCCACCCTGCCTAAAACGCATAAGTGCCATTACGGTAGAGTCAACAAGGTCATCATGGCTCATAAATGGGAATCCTGCAATCTCTTCTATTACTTCTTCTGCCCAACGTGTCTCTGGAACCCAACATAACCCCGATGCTACAATATCAGTTACGGAGTTTAAACGTGCCAATTTGTCACCTGAGCCTCTGTGCGGTGTGTACTCTTGCACAGGCAGTCCCATACGTCTCATCTCTTGGTAAAGCGCAGTACCCGCACTCTTTTTCTCCACAATGAACGCATCTGGTTCCCACTCAGAGTACTCCTCCATAGCCAAATCTTTTAACTCTGGAAACTCCATACGCTTTTTTATGCTATTTAGCAAAATAATATTATAATTATTTACTTCCTCGTTCAAAAACACACCCCACGTGGTCAATGCTGTGAAGTCTGCGCGGTTGTGTGTCTCTGCCGCAGCGTCGAGAGACATGATAATATATTCACATGCAGGGGGACTTTCTTTCTGCCACATCTGCCACCACTCTCGTTTAATGAGCGCGGCCTCTTCAGCGGTAGGTTCTTGTTGATACTGCGCGTTCCACTGAAACACAGGCATAGACGCCTTTGTTCTAAGCAAGGCATCCAAATCAAAAAACTCAGGCCAGAGGGGTTTTTGAGAAGATTTATTCGTTTTCTCGTCTACAACATCTAGTATTGCAGGGAACTCAACTACCTCATATTGATCTGAACGCTCATTCTGCGTCATATCTTTTGTCACTCGACCTGTTAAGTCGTCCATATGCCAACGAGTTTGTATTATGGCAACGCGACCCCCAGGCATAAGTCGAGTACGGGCTCCGAATGTAAACCACTCGTAAGCTTTCTCGAACACTTCAAAGTTACCATTAATAACATCTTGTTCAGAATGTGGGTCATCAATAAGCAGGAGGTCAGCACCTCGCCCAGCAATAGAAGACCCAATACCGCACGCATAATACTCACCTCCAGAGCTAGTGTTCCAACGACCCGCCGATTTAGAGTCTGCTGCTAACCTAACTGTGGGAAATATAGATAAATACTCATCTGTAGCGATTAAATTACGTACTTTACGTCCAAAATCTACCGCTAAGTCTGTGGTATGAGACACCATCATAACCTTTTTGTTCGGATTTCTCCCTAAAAACCATGCTGGAAAGAAAATAGATACAAGTTGAGATTTGCCATGACGTGGTGGTATGTTTACACATATACGGTCTTTATCTCCTCGTTCTATACCCATAAGCATATTTGCCAGTAACCTGTGATGCTTTCCAACGATGTAGTCAGGCTGCATTCTTTTACAAAATTCAATCAAATCATCATAAGCAAGGGTATTTTCTTTGCGAACACTCAATTCATCGACCATACGGTCAATCTCTGCGACTTCATCTGCGGTATAATGGTCTAAATTGTCCAACATTACTTGGATTTCTTCTTCAGTGAAGGCCAAAGCAGCTTCACTCATCGTCAAACCCCTCTTCAGAGTCGTCAATACCGAGTTCTTTACTTACATCTACAGGTTCACCGTCAATTTCTATCGCATCTTCTACTTCTTGAGGCGGATTTACGAGTTTTGCGAGCTTACTTCGTAGTTTTTCCTTAATATCGTCTGTAGACTGGTGCGTTATTGTCACTTCAGACTTCTCTGCAAACAGTCCTACGTCACTAATTTTACCCAAAAGCTCCAATGCACGTATGCGTACACGCGGATCAGGGTTATCTGTCTCTAATAGTAGCTTATTTGTCACAAGGTGACGTATTTGCACCGAACTTTCTACCACAGAGCGACCAAATTCCTGCAAAATACTGTCTGTAAGTATCAAAGATGCAGGTGTAAGTGTGGCTACTTTCTTGGGTGTGGCCTTTTTAGAGGTCTTTTCTGGGTTATCTGCGTATGCAACGGCAAGTTTTGCTGCTACATCCTTATCTTCCTTGGTAGGTTCTACGTCTAACCCATGCTCACCAAGTTCTTTTGCGGTGTTAGCTGCTGACTCCATACGATCCTTAAGATCAATAGAGGGTGTAGTTTTATCTATTTGTACACCTAGTTCAGGTTCTACCACTAAAGTCATTTCTATATCGCAGGTTGTTAGCCGATAAACATGTTATAATATAAAAAATTTTTTTGTAAAGGATTTTGGGACTCCTATAGGGGGGTCTTCCTATATAAGGGGGGTGTGGGGTCGCCAAACTCAAAATTTTGGTAATTATTTGTGGAAAATAGTAATACATATACATGTATGTAACTAGTCTGACAAAAGTGGGGCATGGGGGGCGGGTATGGTCTAGCCATTGGCTAACTCCGCTATATCATAGGATAACATGTTATCACGTGTTATAAATAATTATCGGCAAGGGAAACCTTGAGACGATGTAACCGCTAGCCATTGGCTAGCATATTTATAGGAGGCAGTTATGCCAAACAATACAAACGTAGTACTATGCGACCGAACACTTCACCTTGTTAAAGAGGATAGTAAAGG